ACCCCCTCTGTACGTGGGTACAGCGAAGTAACTGGAGCGCTCGCGATCCTCTGCCGCAGCCCGGGCAAACTCTTCCTCATAAAACTGCTTGAGAATTTGAATGCGGTCAGGGGCCTTCTTGATGGCCAAATAATAGGCAAGGCCTGCGATCAGGCAGGGCAAGAAGCGGAAGGAGATGTCCGCGGTGTTTGTGAATGCGCCAGTTTCCTGGATGCGGCGGATAGCGTAGTAGCGAAAGATGTACTGCTGCGTGGCATCCGGGGCAGGATACAAGAACAGCTTGGCGGGGACCGTGCGCTGAACATAGAACTGAGCAGGGCGCGAGGGCGTGAACTTATTGGGCACATGCAGATACTCTGCACTGCCAATTCGGTCAATCGTAATGTCCTGCTGGTTGGAAGTTCCAGCATTGGTGCGGATCACCGCTGACAGCGCGTCCACCGTGTCTGCAGGCAGATCGTACTCATGCACGTTGGCCGTCAGGATCACCTGTCGCTGCTCAATCGTCCACAGATTCAGGCCACGATTGGACCACTCTGCAAACATCAAATTCAGCGATCGCTGCGCTGTCCGAGCGTCGTAGCCGTCACGAACCTGGAGACCGCAGCGCTCATACGCTTCGAGGATGATCTCGTCGAAGTCCAGGTTGTAAGCGGAGACGCCAGAAGTGGTCATGGCTTAGTAGATTCGGGCAGAACGGGCACGTGCAGCGCCTACGCCGCGAACTTGCACACGGTCCCCAGTGACCGACTTCTTGACGTTTTGAGTCAAGGTGGTGGCTGTAGGACCTGCTGCGTCGGAACCCGAAGCGCTGATCTGGCCTTTCTTTGGTACACCTGACATGGGCACACCGCCCTTGGCTTTGCTTGATTTCATAGCGTTACCGCCTTTCATGGTTGTTACTTGCCAGCGGCGTCATACGCCCGAATGGCATCAATCTTACGCTCAATCCTGTCAAAACGATCCAACAACTGCTGCATGTCGGACCGGAACTCTGAGCGGGTGATGTGGTCGCGCGCCACCTCTTCTCGGGTCTTGTTCAGCAAGATGCTGATTCGACCGAGCTCGGCAAACTTTTCCTTAATCACAAACCCCAGCAATGCAACGATCGCTGTGAGAACGACATTCCAGACCATCATCTCCATGACTCAGCACTTCCATGCCCGCAGGCTCTTGTTGATACGACTGTCCGGATCTTTGGCGGTCTTCTCGCTTGTCAGCTTGGCTTTCATCCCCTCCATCCGGGCACAAAAGGACGCCTTGCGTCCTTTTGCTTCCTTGGTCTTGGGGGCTGGCGCAGGCGGCTTCAGGTTCATGCCCTGAGCCTTTGCGGAGGCCCGGCCCTTGGCGTTCAATCCGCCTTTGGGGTCCTTGCCTTCCTTTCGCTGCCAAGCGGGAGACTTTGCCATGATCAGTACATCTTGCAGGGCTTATTGCGTGCTTGGCCAACGCCACGCGGGGACACAGATGCCGAGGGCTTCTGGTAGTCCTTGCGAGGAGTCTGCTTCGGACCGCCCTTGGACATGTCCTGCTTTTGAGCACCGGGCTGAACTTCGCCTTGGTACTGATCATCTGCCATTTTTGCTGCTCGTCCCATGATGGACTCCTTATCCGTAGAAGAAGGTCACCGAAGAGGGACCAGTGATGGTGATGTAGGGGTCTTCTTTGAACACCACGCCGTCGCCTGGAACCAGGAGATAGGTGGAGCCGTTACCCGCTGTGCTGGCAGGGGTGGCCAAGAGAATCTTCTCTTCGCCCCCGGACCCACCATCTTTGAAGGAGATGGAGCCCGCAGTGCCTGCCACGTAGTAAATTGCTTTGATACGAGCACGAGGCAGTCCGATGCCTGTGGCACCGGTCTCGGTCATCGTTTTCGCTTTTACGTCAAACTGAAACATAATCAATCTCCTTTAAAACAGGGGCCGAAGCCCCCGAGATCAATTAGGCAGTGCGTGTGAACACGTATGCAGTTGCGCTGGAGAACATGATGGTGAATCGTGCCAGACCTGTAACGCCAGCGGCAACAGTCAGATCACCAAACGAGCCCGCAGTGTCAGCAGCGGCTGTGGACAAGATACCGTTGACTGCTACAGCAATGGTCACAGCGTTTGCACCAGCTGTGTTGTCGATATACAGGTCCATCACGGTGCCCTGGGTTGCACCCAAGGCTGCGCCCAACAAAGTGCCGGTAGGCAAGGTAATGGTGGTGGCGGCTGCCGAAGTGGAAGTGATGTAACCGGTGGCGACTTGCGCAGCAGTGGCTGTTGCAGTAGCGTTGATTGCGGCGGTAGTGGGGTGGTTCTGGTCAGTGAAAACCAGGTTGGTAGCTGTCAGGTTGGTAGCTGTCAGGTTGGTAGCTGTCAGGTCGGTCACGCTGGTGGTAGCGCCAAACGTAGCGTCAACAGTGACAGCGCCGGTAGTGGGGCTGACGGTGACAGATTGGAAGCCGTTCTGCGAGCGAACTGGGCCGTTGAATTGTGTGGAAGCCATGTTAATTTCCTTTCAGGTGATTGTACTTGAGGGCAAGCCTGCGAACAGAGCTTGTGTCTGCGCCCAGAGCCCTTGCCCGCGCTGCGTAAGACATGCCCGAATTGTTGATGATGTACTCTATCTTTGCAACAAATTTCGGGTCCGCATGACGCCGTGCCATCTGTGCCTCGCTAAGCGTTTTGCGGTATTCGTCACTCTGGTAATCAAATGTGGCAGCACGCCGCCCCAGCCGGATGCGCTCACGCACCGCCTCCGTGTGAGATTTTCCGCGCATCGGCGCTTTTGCAAAATCTGCAATGTTGTAGACGACTGGCTCAGTAAAGTAGGCCTCGCCACTTATAAAAGCCTCTTCCAACATGTCTAATTCATCTAAGTTGGCGCACTGCACTTCAATCGCGCCATAAAAACTGGCTGCCCCGTACTTGTTGTATGCATGCTGCAGATGCGTATTGCTGTGCTTGTTTCCCCGCAAAAGCCGGAAATGTTCCCGTATGCGTTTTTCCATGTATTGGGACTGTCCAACATAACATTGATTGGTAGCCGTATTAACAATTTTGTATATCCCGCAGCTGTTGACTTTGTATGGCATAAACTACATCTTTTGGTGTTGTGTGAGCCAATATACACCAAAAGAAAAGGGCCCACAAGGGGCCCTTTTCATGTTCTCCAAACGCTTATGCAGCGCCGGGAGATCCGTAAATTCCTCGCGGATCACTCCATCCGAAGGAATATCGCTCTCGCGCTTTATAGCGTACGTTACCGGTATCAAAGTCGCCTTCAAAGGCGGTTTTGATGGGCGAACGGTTGAACATCTTCAGGCCGTTAGGCGCGTCGGTGATCAGGAACCATGCATCCACGTCGGTCAGGTAGTGGTTGACAGCGTAACCCTCGGGGATCAGGCCCATGGACTTGATCGCGTTGATGTCGTTGTCAGCAGTGCCAGTGCGCAAAGTGCTCTTCATCAGGCGCTCTGCAGTGAACTGCAGTTCCTTAGGAACAATCATCTTGCGTGCTGTCAAGGCAACCTTCAGGCCACGTTCGTCAGTGAACGCCGCGATGTCGATGATGCCTTGCTCGAGGGATGTCTCGTTCAAGTCAGCAGCCACAGTGGGGCGGTTGGCGAAGTTGGGGCCCAAAGCGGTGGGGTGGGCAGTGGACATCAAAGCCACGCCGTCGCCACCAGCATATTGACCGGCAGTAAAGCCGTTGTTCAACACGGAGGCAGCTTTAACCTGCTTGGTGTTGGCCATGGAACGAGCCAGCGCCTTGGTGTAGCGAGCAGACAGGCGGTCGTAGAGGTTGTCCTCGACGGCTTCTTCTGTCAACGCGAACGCCATAGCGATGGTTTCGTGGGTGTAGCGAGCAGTGAACGATTCCAAAGCGGTGTCGTATGCCAGGCCAGCACCTTCGGTCTTCACCGGGGCAGAGCCGAAGCCAGTCAACATCACTTCTTCTTCGAACGCACGGTCAGATGTCTCAGTAGAGAAAATCTCTTCGTGCTCGTTTTCGTATCGCTTGTATTCGATACCAAACAAGGCGTTCAGGCCTGGCTCGAGTTCTTTGACAAGTTGGGAACGGGTAATGGCCATGATTATGCTCCGTCAGCTGCAACACCGACGCTACCGTACTGGTGTTGATTGAGTTTTACAACGACCACTGCATAGTTACCCAACTCATTGTCAGGAACAGCGTAGAGGCCAACGATTTTGAAAGTCAGGGCAGCTGTTTTGGCGATTGTGGACGAGTCCAAAGTGCCGTTAGAAATGCCGTTGACTGTGCTGCCAGTAGTGGAAGCGGTTGGGTCAGCGTTCTTGCCGATGTCGGCCTGAACAATGTCCTCATCAGCTTGCACCAGGAACAACTGGGAAGGATCGTCCAAAACTTCGCAATAGATTGCGCCGATTTCGACGTCGATGCTACCGGGGTAGTAGTTCTTCCAAGTTGGCTTGTTAGCACGAGTTGGGTCGTTGTACTGGCAGCCGTTGAACACGCCTGTGGGGGCGGCATGCGTGGCGGCGACGTACTTGATGATGTAGCCATCAAACAGAACGACGAGATCGCCCTGGAAAATGGCTCCGGCCTGGTTGTCGGCGATCTCGTAACCGTATTGCTTTTGAGCACCGGTAGCAGAGAGGTTACCCGACGGACGCAGACCAAAAGGCTTGTTGATGTTTGCCATTTGAATCTCCTACAGGATTGAAGTTATCAGCCTTGCGGCTGACGGAATGTTGTGCGCGAACTCCGGTCAGGAGACTGGATTCGCATTGAAGAGTGAGCGTTCTCACGCATCATCTCGTTGTCCACAGCATGCAACTGTTCCTGTGCCCTCTGGCGGAAGTAGGTGTTCCGTTCCTCGACCGTCTCGTCAGGAATCTTGGCAAGCAAGAGTCCACCAACAGAGATCACGCCAGCATGTTTGCCGTCGTCCATCGTGGGCAGTGTCGCGCGGTATTCCTCAGGAATATTTTCGGGGCGAACAAGTTCGTATCCCTCACGCAGCTTGCTGTACACGTTCTGGTTGTCGAGAGTGCCATTGATTTCTGAGCGAATCCAACGGTACTTAAATCCTTCGGGGGCAGGTGGTGCATCCAAGCGCGAAGGGGGACGCCATGGCTTGCGACGAGATTCCTTGTCCCGGCTTTCGGCGGAACGGCTGGCTCGATCGATAGTGATTTTTTCGCTCATGACTTACTCCTTTACGTACTTGGCATACTCTTCAAGAGGTACACCCAGTTTCTTTGCAATAGCAACCTGACTCGGCGATAACCGGACAGTTCGGCGCGCACTATTTATTCCGGAACTCCGGGAAGCAGGGGCAACAGCAGGCGCGGAACGCTGTTGTCTGGAGGATTGGTTGGACGATTGCTCGCCCGCGAACTTCTTCGGAAATTCATCCCGAAGACGTCGATCCAATTCAGTATAGTACTCAGTCGATTGCGGGTCAACACCCTCTTTTTCGATGAGCTCTTGATGGATGCCCCACGCAGCGTAGGTGAGCATGCGGTCCTGGCCAAACCAGGTGTTCCGGGCAGCCCAGTCCTCGGCTTGTGGATCAGGGGCCGCGCGCTGCGGTTGTGGAGCTTGGTATTGTTGCTGGGGCACAGGGTTGCGAACAGCGTGTTCTTGCTGCTGCAGCCAACTAGAAACCTGGCGCTGCTCCATTGTCATCTCTGACAGGCGCTGCTGCGCTTCGGTTTCAGTATCAATGTCGCCCTCTTCACGGGCTTTCTTGATGATCTGGCGCAACTGGAACTGCTGGGTATCCAATCGAGACTTGGTTTCGTTCAAGCGGCTGTAGTCAGTGTGCACCAGTTTTTGCTGGAGCTGCTGAGTCTGATTCTGCATGCCCCTGGCGTATTCCACAGCGGCCTGCTCGCGGCGCTCGGCCTCGCGCATCTTGGCAGTCAGTTTGGCAATGCGTTTTTGCACAGCCTCGTTGACCGAGCCCAACTCGTCAGAGTGAGCAGCGTTTTCCTTTTGCTCCGGGGCGGCGCGCTCCGGGGCCTGTATTCTGCCTTGTTCCTCGTTGCCGTCCGCGTCGTTGTCAAACGTCACCGTAGCAGATTTTTCGCCTTCTCCAAGGTCGAACTCCAACTGGTCGTTGTCCATTTCATTTGCCATGATGTGCCTTATAGGTGAACGATATCTTCAGGGTTCTGGATCAAAGCCAGGACTTCGTCATCATTGATGATCCGGATTTCACCTTCGTCGATCGGCAGGCGTGCACCTGAATATCGGCCAAAAATAATCCAGTCACCTTTCTTGCACCACGGGCCGGTCGGAAACTTGTTCTCGTCGGCGTAGGCAAGTGGGCCAACAGACAGCACATAGCCACAGACCGTTGCCGACTGCTCACGCTGACGGGTCTGGTCTGACAGTACGATGCCACCTTTGGTTTTTTCTGCCCCTCGGTAGGGCAGGATGACGATTCGCCAGCCCGTAGGGGCGGGAATCCGATCCATTACTTTCTGTTCGATCTTCTCGACATGGAGGCTGCCCTCTTTGTCGTAAGCGTCGTCCAAGGAAGGCACGTGGGCAGCAGCGTCGTCTGCCCACTTTTTCTCCAGCGCAGTCATTTCCATGAGAACTCCTTTATTGGTCTTGGTTTTTGCTGAGAAGGTGTTGTATTTCCATCTCAGCAAACTTGTAGCCCTCAAGGCGTCCCATCAGGAACTTGTACTGCTCCATATCCTTTACGTTGCCGCTCACCAGGATTTCCTCCGTCTGGCGACGGAGCCCCTTGATAGCGATCAGCGTTTTTTCGGCAAATTCAAGCATGGATCATTCCAATGAAGCAGACAGATGAGACCCCTGTCCGTGGGCTTAGTGTGCATTATGCACATCCTTGTTACGTAATCAACACTTTATTGAAGGCATCTTTGCGATAAACGTACGTTTTCTTGGGCTTATCGCTGGGTGTTGCCACCTTTTTGGGCCCGGCTAATTGCTTGGAGCTGGGCATTTTGGCTGGCTTGGCTGTTTTGGGCTGCATTTTGTGATCCTTGTTGCTGAAGTTTTTGTTGGTCAAGCATGAGCTTGGCCTGGTCCATTGCAAGGTCGCCCTGCACGCGCTGACCTTCCAGTTGGATACGGGACTTGTCGTTCTGGTCCTTGGCCTGATCGGCAGCGGACTTGGCCTGGATTTCCTGCTCCTTGACCTTGACCAATGGGTCCTCTGCTGGAGGACCTTCCAGGTCCGTCTGCATCTTCTTGGCTTCTTGGTAGTACTCGGCAGTCTTGATGGCGATCATCGCCTCGCGCTGCAGGGCAGAAACGATGCTGTCTGGGTCCGTGCCGTACTGCTGGAACAATTCGGCCTCGGTGGCCTCTTCTGCCTTCAAGCGGATGTGCTCGAAAATGTGTTTCTGCATGGTCACGGCCACCTGCGGCATGCTGGCAAGCATTGGAGACATGCCAAACATGATGTGGTTCATGATGTGGGCATCGTGCTGCTGACCAGCAAAGGCCTTGAGTGGCGAGCCGTCCAGGGCCTGCGAGTTCTCGCTGGCCGGGTCTTTGGGCTTGTCCACGTTCTGTGTGTTCAGGATTTGATCGATGTCCCGCACGCCGATGGCCTCATACATGCGGCGATAGGCCTCATACATGTTGTGCATCTGCGGATTGCTTTGCGCCAACTGCAGCTGGGTCTGCGCCATGGTGATGCGCTGAGCCACAGAGAAGATGTTGGGGTCAGAGACAGGCAGCACATCAATGCGGTCGTCAAAGTCCTTACGCTTGATACTCCGTGTCTCGCCGGGGACATCGTACGGGTACTCGTCAGGAAGGTACTCGCCAAAGCCCTTGGCCAAAAGCTTGAACTCGATCTTCTGCGCATAGTGCAAGCGCTTGTGAATGGCGGACATGACCTGGCCACCCTTTTCCAGCAACGCAATCGTAGTGCCTACGGCAGCATTCTGGTTGCTGTCGCCCACTTGCATGTCGGTGACGCTGGCCAGGCGGCGGCCTGCGTCGGAGCAAAAACCCAGCAACGCGAACAGCGTTTGGCTTGGCTCTTTGTACGGCAGAGGCATCAGTGTCTGGCTCAGCTCCACGCCGCCCGCATCGATGTCGCGGAACTCGCCTGGCTGCAACGGCACATCGTCGTTCATGATGCGCGCGCCCTTGGCCTTAAAGCCCGCTGGCAGGTTGGCCAACGTACCGGCATCCAGCATCTGACGCAGCGCGGCGGTGGCCGCTTGGCTGAGGCCCCCAACCAGGTGCAAGAAGCCCAGGCCGTATGCGCCTAGGCCCTGGACCAGCATGTAGTGCACGTAGTACTGCTTGCGGCGGTACAGATCGTCGCCCTCTTTCCAGTTGCGGCGAACGCCCACTGTCGCACCAGAGGTCTTGTCGATGGTGATGATGTACGGCAGGCGCAAACCGGTTGGCTCGTCGTCCTCATCCTTATGCTCAAAGCCTTCCAAGTCCCAGTCGATCTGGAACTCCAGCAATTCCATTTCCTCGTCGTCCGCATTGGGACTCATCTTGGTAACGCGGTCGGTTTCCTTTTGGATGATGTTGTTGCCCATGTCAGCAGTGCTGCGCTCTTGGGCGTTGTCCAGGTACTGCCCGCGCAGCACGGCCTTGCGGTAGTCGTTGACGGACATTGGCACGACGTGCGTGATCCGAGCGCATTCGCTCATGACGCCCGAGCCGTTGTAGGGAATGTACAGGTTGTCAGGCAAGATCAGCTTGCTGACCATGCGGCCCTTGTCTTCGTCGTAGTAGACCTTCTTGAACGCCGAGCCGCCGTAGCCTGTGTAGAACAGGAGCTGGTCAAAGTCGGGCGTGTACTCTTCCATCACGTCAGTGATCTGGTAGTTCATGAAGTCGCGCACGCGATCGGCCTGCATCAGCTTCTCGCGTGTCTCTTTGCCCAGCACCTGGGTGCGAACAGGGCCTTCGGCAGGCATGAGCTCCTTCAGTGCCTGGGCCTGAAACTGCACGATCGCTTCGGTCAGCAGTGGGTGTGTGGCCGCGGCTGCGCCTTTGAATGGCTTGGTGCGCTCATCAAACGTGAAGCCCAAGAGCTTCAGGCCCTTGCCGTACTGCTCTTCCCAATCCTTGCGCGAGCCCTGGTCCGCCTCAAACAGAGGCATGAGTTCTGAGCTGATCTGCTGCAAGACGCCTGGATCGAGGACCTCGGCCAAGTTGGCATCAAAGGGCACCTCGTCCTCTTCCTCGCCAATGTTGATTTCAGCGCCACCTTCGTCGTCAATTACGATCTCAATGTCAGGCATCTCTCCTGCTTCGACATCTTCAATTTCGACATCCGTATTGCCAGCAGGCAGGTCGTTGTTCTTCTCGATTGGCATCTTTGTTCCTTACAGGTATTTGCGGTGATCAGCCGTCTGGCGCTCGACAGCGCCGCCATCCTTGAATGGTACGCCCTTTTTCTGGACTCGGGCAGCAGCATCCGGTCCCCAGACAATGGCGTTGTGCATGATTTCCTTGCCGTCTGGGTCGCGCAGGGCTATGGGGCGGACCTCAAATCCTGGACCAAGGTCCTTGACCACGGCCTTGAGGTTTGGCCCGAGCTTTTCGTACAGCTGAGCTTGAGCAGACTCTTTGCCGGGGAAGGCCACAAACTGCTTGCCCATTTGCATTGCGCCGCTGACCGCGTTCTTGACCATAAGCTGCTGGGCAACTTGTGGGGAAGTTTCCATGCCAGCGAAGGACTCAGACAATTGGTAGTAGCCCGGCTGCGGTGTCATGTTGGGTCCCATGCCGTGGAAAAGGCGGGACTTCAAACGGCGTGCCTGAGATTCCATGGTTTGGAGTTCGGTGGGATTGGTAGTGCTCTTCATGCGCGCTTCCAATCCACGAAGCGCCTCCTCATCCTTTTTCAGGCTGCCTCCCTTGGTTCCTTGCTTTCGCAAATCGTCCAACAGGTCAGACTGCAGCTCGTTGACATAGATGCCCTCGGCCTTGCCGATACCGGGGATGTCTGTGGTGTGCTCAGAGAAGCGGCTAAACGAAATGGGGCTTGGTGGGTTCTTCAACGAAGGGTGCTGGCCCGCGTACTCTACAAGTTCACGGGTGTCGTCCCCAAACATCCGGCGCGCCTCAGTGGCTTCTTTTTTGACTTCCTTCAAGGCCTCTCTGCTGGCTACTCGTGCATCGTCAAATCCCACTCTGATTGCTTTCAGCAAATCAGGGCTGTTGCTTACGTGAAGCGCAGCATTTTTCATTGCAGTGAAATCCGGGAGGTCTATGGGGGTGGCACCATTTGCTATCAGCCACTGATTTCCCTTTTGGGCATAGTCTCTTACAGCCATGCCCGTTGCAAGGTTCTGTACATCCTGATCATAGAAACCCTTGCCCTGGGTCTCGGACAGCTGCTTCGCATAGCTATTCACTGTCGGCCAAAAGTCTGAGTTCAAGGCAGGGTACATGATGTTGCCTTTAGCTGCATCCCAGCTCTGATCAAACTCAGCCACTTTGCGGAACCCCTGAGCAACCTCTGCCATCTTTGCCGAAGTGGCTTCGGACAACGGAACGCCCGGGTTCTGCAGGAAATTAAGCAGGTCGTCAGCAATCTTTGGGTCGGCAACCGATATGGGCCCACTTGTGCCAATTCGGCTGAGCGCGAGGCCTGCTTCCTTGAGGCGCTCTTGCTGCGCCGCTGCTCCTGCGGGCAAATTCTGCGACAAATGGATAACGCCCAAGGGCTGGCCACCCCCGCTGACGCCGTGATACGGGTTGTCCATGGACTGGTAGAAATCCCCGGCTTGGCCAGGCGGAATGACCGTGGTTTTGAACTGGCTGGGGTCGTACTGCGTCTTGACCCGGTTCAAAAGGTCAACTGGATTGAGTTTTGCGTTGCCGGGCAGGTCCGCGAGCGTCGATTCGGCGCGAGAGATGTCAGTATTGCGCATCTTGCCCTTGAGCATGCCCAAAAACTGGTCCTTTTGCACTGGACCCTGCAAATTGGCCACCATTTCGTCCAAGCGCCCCACAAAAGGCGCGTCCGCAGAGGGTGTTGGCGAGAAAATAGGCTCCGAAGTCTTGCCTGGAAGCTTAATTGCACCCAACTGCTGTGCCGCAGTGGTTTTTCCACCAGAACTTGGCGCAAAATTGGCCAATTTCTTTGCTCCGCTCACCAATGGAGCGACTTGCAGCGCTGTTCCGACGCCAAAACCCACCTGTCCCGCTGTTTTAATACCCTCACGGTCCGGATGCATGACAGAAAAGCCCATTTCGTCCGGAGCTTGGCCCAAAAAGCCGGAAACAGCAGCGTAAGTGCGGGGGTCAGGCAGGGTATTTACGTCCCGCATCGCCGCCAGTCTCCTGGCGGCCTCACCTTGGCGCTGAATGTTGGGATTCATGGTGGCCGGACGGCTTGCTGCTTCCAGTTCTTCCGCCGTTGGCTCTGCTTCACCGCCGCCTGCGCGCTTGACCGGGGGAAGATTAACGCGAACACTGCGGCCAAAACCCGGAGGAATCTTTTCGCCTGCATAGTCACGTATCAAACCGTACGGGCCAAAAGCACCGTAGTCCCCGGTCCGCGCTTCTTGCATTGCGTTTGGGTTTGGCGGGTTGAAATCATACTCATCGACAATCTGCAAATTACCTTTTGGGTCCCGCTGATACCTGAATTGGCCCAAGGTGGTCTGCACGTTGCCCATGGGGTCTGCCATGGAAAACAAACCGGGAGACATAGATGCAGGCACCTTGCCCTGTTTGTTCATTTCCTTTGCCAAAGCAACATAGTCCGCGTAATTGATCGAGCCTTTGTCGCCCCCTTTAAGGTCCGCCAACTGGCGCATGACATCCATCTCTTCTGGAGAAAAATTGGACTCGGTAATTGGTGTTTTTTTGCCCTGCACAGTTTCCAGCAACATGCGAGCAGAGGTAGGAAACCGCTCAGCAGGGAGCCGCTGCGCTAGAAAATCCAACACGTGGTTTATTCCCGTGACCCCAGGCCCTTTTTCCGCCATTTTTTCAATCTGCTGAGGTGTTAAGCGTGCCACTTCCCCTGTTTCAGGGGAGCCGTCAGCGCGTCCAATTGGCAAGCGGTACTCAACCTGGCCAGAGTAAGGCCCGTCCTTTTGCCGCATGATCATGGCAGACAAATCCCCAGGGCCCACGCGCCCGCCATACCCGACGCCATATCCCGTTACCTTGGTCTGGCCATCCGGCGTGCGCATTGCATTGACATTGCCACTGATCCGGCCATCACCCAAAGGATATGACGCAGACATATTGCCAGCATACAAACCACTTGGGGCATCCATTGGCCGCACCAGCGTCGCCCCTACATTGCCTTCTCCCAAGCGCTGATTGAGCATGGCCATGAGGGCCTTAGCCGATCCCTGGTCTTTCTCGGGCCGCGATCCGGCCAGCATCAACATAGCCTCCGCATCCTTGCCCAACGGTATCCGCGCACCAATGTTGCCAGACAGCATCTCCCCCTGAGAGGTACTTTGACGGTTTCCGCCACGAAGCAGATACACCGCTTCGGCCACAGGCATGTCAGGGAACATGGTCTTGGCCATGTATGTTTCCTGCACCGTGGGTCTGCCTGCATCTGGGGCCTGCTCTTCCTCCACTTCCCCGCCCCGAGCCAACAACTGTGGCTGCTGGGGCTGAGCAAACGGGGACTTGATGCTGAGGTCGGAGAACTGAGCCATGACCGAGGGCCGCGTTGACTGCTGCGCCAACCACTGTTCCGCGATCCCCGGCTCCTTCTCCACGTCCCGGTCCTCCTTGTCATCGTTGTCCGCCAAGAAAGACAAAGCAAGGGCGGCCTGGTAGCCCGGACCGAGATTGGCAACCTGCTCCTTCATCGGAGAAGCCGCTTCCTCAGCAGCAGCCATGGGAGGCAGTGAAGGCGGAAGCGGTTCCCGTGCAACAGGGGGAGGTGTTTCACGTGAAACAGTGGGGGCAGGCTTGCCGCCCATCTTGGTCTCCAACTGAGCCAGAACCTGGCCCGCAGTCTTCCCTTGCAAATTCGGATTAGCCTTGACAGCAGCTTTGCCCAGGATGTCCACGATGGGCGTATCAGGATCAGCAGTCAGGAAGCTCTTGGCTCCGGAGGGGCCGAAGTAGTGGGCCGCGTAGATCTCCGCGGGCCGCGGATCGCGGTTCAGGAAGCCCTTCAGTGTCTGCGCATTCTTGGCAATGATGTCCGTGCCCACACGGATGTTCTCATCCGCATCCAACTTCTTGCCCGGCGCACCACCAAACTCCTTCCACGTCTTGTCCACCACCTGGAACAGGCCGCCAGCAGTGGAGGTCTTGGCCTGGGCCGCGGGGCTCATGGAGCTCTCGGCGCGCGCGATGCGCAAAGCGATTTCAGGATCAATGCCCTTGGCCTGAGCCGCAGCACGGATTTTGTCAGAGAGTTCTTGGGCCATGGTTCGCGGTCCGTGAGGAAAGATGGGCCATTTTAGGTCAGACCTCAGTAATACTCAACCGTGTCCGTGGACGGCTCTTCCTCGTCCCTGTCGTCCGTGTCCAAAGCAATAAAGTTGCCTTGACGGAAACGCTGTAAAGCCATGGTTGTCACATCCACCTGGTCATCATGGTTACCGTTGGGGAACGCAGCGCACTCCTCCACCAAGTCCTCGCAGCACTCCATGCCCTCAGGGTACCAAACCATGCCGGATTCTAAGAGCGGCGCAACAGCGTTGGCGCGGCTGAGCTTGTCCTGGTTCTGACGCCTGCCACCGGGCGAGAACATCGTGACGGGGACCCCGATCCGGCGAAGCTCCTGCTGCAGTGGCGTGCCGGTGGCCTTGGCCTCGATCAAGACGTTGTCGGGCCGCCAGTACTGGTACTCGTCCTTGGCGATACGCTTGAGCTCGGGAAAATCCCAACGGCCCTTTCTGACATTCAGAAGAATGAGGTTGGGGCCCGAGTCAATGTCAGGGGTGAACACGCCCCACGTTGCGATGACAGAGAAGTCAGCGCTCTCCTTTTTGGAGTACGCCGTGTCCATGGTCATCAGCAGATACTCACACTGCGGAGGTTCAGGATTGGTCCACTTGCGCCACCAGTTGCGCTTCAAGACAGCACCTTCGTCGTTCGTGGGCTGCTGCTGCCACTGAGCGTTCCACTTCTTCAGGCCAATGGATACCTTCACCTTCTCCAGTTCGTCGATCGGCCAATACTCCGGCCAGAGCGGATTGCCGGACGGCAGGATGGCTGGGAACTCCAGCACTTCCCATTGGTCAGACTTCAGATACCCCTGCTGTTTCAGCAGACGGCCAGACAGGTCATCGGTCTTCCAACGGGTGTTGATCACAATGATCGCACCGCCTGGCTGCAATCGCTGACGAGGGCCAGAGGTGTACCACTCCCAGGTGTTCTCCATGGCCGTGTCAGACAAAGCGTCCTGCTCGTCCAAGATGTCGTCCAAGATGACAATGTTGCCGCCGCGCCCGGTCATCGCACCGCCCTTACCAATGAAGAAGGCTTCACCGCCTTGGGCCGTGTTCCACCGACCAGCAGCCTTGGAGTCCACGGACAAGGACATGCCAGGAAAAAGCTCTTTGTACTTCTCGTCCTCCACGAGGTTTCGGATCATGCGACCGAAGCGCTGAGCGAGGTCCGCGGTGTGCGAGCCAACAATGAGCTTCGCGTCAGGCTTTCTTCCCATGATGTACGCCGGGAACAGGTAGCTGCCCATCTGGGATTTTCCATGACGAGGTGGCATCGCGATCATCAGACGCTTGCACTCGCCTGACACAACGCGGTCCAGGGCTTTTGCAATGATCCTGTGGTGTTCCCCAACAAGCATCTCGGGCCAGACAAAACGGCAGAAGTCCAGAAAGTTATTGGTGGACTTTTCGTGCGCATCAAGAAGCTGCATGCGCAACTGCAAGCGCAGCATCTCTTCTTCAACGTCTTTGGGGATTGAGGATTGCATAAAGGGCCAGGTTTTGGATTTTTTATATATTAACCGGGGTTTGGGTTTAAAGGAACAAGGGGGCTGTTTCTAGGGAAGGGGGTCCAGGTCTCTTGGGCAATTTGTGGGGATGAAATCGAGGTAAGCCTGTCGCCTGTTGATGACGGGTTGTTTATGGCCCTCCCCCTTCTTAGGTATCACAGGTACATAGTCACACGTAGAGGTAAGCGGGCCCACCCACCCCCGCCACCACCATTAGAGGGAAAAAATAAAGGGAAAAGGCTTACGCGCTGCGCGCGTAAGCCATGCGTAAGGGCTCTGTGATAGGGCCCTAGGGCCCTATCGCTTAGGCTGACTGGCCCAGTGCCTCGGCGGCTTTGCGCGCCTCATACTCTGCGCGGCTCTTGGCTGACATGGCTTTGGCCTCGGCCCGGGTGAACAGTTCCTGTTCACCGATGCTGACCTGCGCGCCCTCACGTGCATAGAACGCCGACTCTTCTTGACCGTAGCAATACTCATAGTCCACTCTGGTCAGTGTGACCAGAAACCCGGCCAGCGCCTGGACATCTTTGGTGCTCATGCCCTCGGGCAGTTGGTATTTGTTGCTGTCGATTGTGATGATCTTAGCCATGGTGTTCTCTCTTCTTTCTAAGGGTTGTACTGTGTCGGCTGACACAGTGGGACTATTATAACACGGTCCAGCTGGACCGTGTCAATTGTTTTTTATCGGCTGACTCTGATGTCGAAGCTCAGGTTCTGGACTATCTCCAGCACTTCATCGTGCAGGTCGTCTGATACCACGTGCTCCTTGACGCGGTCATCGAGGAAGTTGGCCGCCCAGTCGTCGATCTTGCCATCGAGGTCCTGCTCTGCGAACGACTCGAGCGCGGCCTCAATCCGGGCGGTGATGTTGTCATCCAGCTGCGCGAGTACTCGCGCAGCTACGGCCTCGACCAGTGTGTCGAACAATGCGGCGATGGTCTCGGCGCTGCTGGGTGTTGCTGTTTCGATTGTCATGACTCTATCCTTTCTGGGTTGATACTGGGGCCGCTGCCCCAGTGCCACTATTATATCACTACTTCGACAATGCGGTAATCCCCTTCGTCATAGTCGGGCATCTCGCGCATTAAATCGTCCAGTGCTTCCCGGGCTTCGTGTTCGCTGGCGAACGAACACGGGACATCGTCCTCTGTCCAGCAGTGCTGCCAGCTGTTCCCGAATCGGGTTTCAACAATGTATCTCATGGCTCTATCCTTTCTGGGTTGACTGGGTCCAGCTGGACCCAGTGCCGCTATTGTACAACAGCGCGCGACTCTTGCAACCATACCCGGGCCACGCCCGGGTGAAATTGGCAGTAGTTTCTGATCCTTGAGCGGTTATCCGTGCGCCGGGTGCGCACGTGTATTTCAAGCCCCGCACGCTGGGCCGCGGCCCAGAACAGCGAATAATCGCAGTCTTCCTCAAGGTGCGCCAGCTTGCCGCGCATATAACTGTAGCGGCTGATCTGGTCCAAGATGTCCAGGCGCTCCAACAGCTCAAGGGGCACGGCCAGCCAGCCGTGCCCGGGGTCCTCATAGAAGTTGAGCATCATGCGGCCACCTCTTCAAGTGTCCAGGCGGCGGCCCGATACCCGGGGAGGGCATAAGTAGCGGTGCGCCTGATTTGCTCCACGGCGCGCTCTGCGATGCTGCCCGGGTAGTCCATCCAATCGCTACATTGGTAGTCTAGACAATCGCACGCCTTAATGATCTGCACGGCAGGCATGGCGTGCACTTCGGGCCGCATGGTGAACGTGTAAGCGCTGCTTACATCTTCGGCGTACCGGTCCCGATACGCGGCACAGTTCGCCCGGTGCATCTCCGCGGCCAAGCCCCGCGGATCAAGGCCACCAATGAAAGCCCCGGCATGATTCGCCACGGCCCACGATACGAGAGTATCAATGTGGTAATCGGGAACAACAAAACAGCTCATTTTCTATCCTTTCTAGGTTACCCGGTGCGGGGACCCCCGCACCAGTGCCACTATTATAGCACGGCCACCACGGCGCGCGCATATTAGGACAAACCCGGGGCCATGGCCCCCGGGGACCGGGCATTGTTCCACGTGAAACAATGCCCCCGGACCCCGGCGCGCGCGCCGCGGTGCACGTTCAAGGCGGCCAGCGTCAGGGACCGCGGGCCTGGTTTAGCTATACCGAAACTAACCGGTCAACTTCGGCAAATGAGAATGATTCTCATTCGAGAATCACCCTCAAATGCGAATGATTCTCGTTTAGTTAACTGCCAACAGCTCTAAAGCCTTATTTTTCAGGGCCGCACCAGTGCCAAACCATGCGGACTCCATGCGGGTGTTGTTCGATCGGCCCCGCTCATGGTCTACCAATTCAGTGACAGCATTCAGCATGGCCCAGCGGGTGCCAGACACCCCGGGGATATCCGCGCCAATAGCTTGGCCATTGAACAATTCCATTATCCGGCGGTAGCCCCGGGTC